AAGCGAGCAAATAAAAGATGATCCATTGGACGACCTCTTGAGTTAGCTAGGTTTGCTAGTGCCTATGTAAGGCAGTTACCAACTGAAATAACCACCCTTAGAGGCGATCCCGACCCCTAGGGGGGGCTAGACTGGTTTCAGTCGGGAAGCGTGCCACCCAGCAAGACAAAATATGTCATCTTCAAAAACTTTCAATGTGAAAAACTTTGGTCGTCAAAAACTTTCAATGTGAAAAACTTTTGACCCAATCCATTTTCCCAAAAATAAAATTTGAAATTTTAAAAAACTTTTGATATTGACTTTATCCTAACAAACTAATAAAGTTTTAATCATATAAAATTTTTGCAAAAATTTAACTTGAATTTATTATGGCAGCTCCGACACATTATGCTCTGGCATATGATTTTACATCTTTTCAGTCAAGCAATCCAACAACCCCTCTGCCTGCCGATAAGTTAGAGATCGAATTTAATGCCCTTCAAACTACTACAGATGAATTAATTGCTAATTTGGGTGCAATTCAGCGTTCAGATAATGCTCTAGCTAACAACTCTGTGGGTAATGATCAGTTAAAAAGTGAGGTTACAATTGGTGTAAATCCAGCCGCTGATTGGGTAACTGGTACTGAATATGAGGCAAATGACACAGTTTACGAAAGCAATAAAGTTTATAGGTGCTTACTAGCCCACACAGCTGGTGTTTTTGCTACAGATTTAGCAGCAGTAAAATGGAGCGAAATCTTAGATTTTGACCAATTTATTACAGCAACAGAAGGTGATTTAGTAGCTGTAGAAGCTGATAATACAGCGATTGAAGCTGATTTAGCTTCAGTAGAAAGTGATTTAAGTGCTGTAGAAAGTGATGCTGGTGCGGTTGAGACTGATCTAAGTGCTATGGAGGCAGATTTAGCTGCTATTACTGGTGATACTGCTGCTGTAGAAGCGGACTTGAGTTCAGTTGAAAGTGATTTAAGTGCCACAGAAGGTGATGCTACTGCTGCTGCTGCTGATTTGGTTTCAGTTGAAAGTGATTTAGGGGCTGTAGAAACAGATTTAGGTTCAGTAGAGACTGACCTTTCATCAGTAGAAAGTGATTTAAGTGCCACAGAAGGTGATGCTACTACAACTGAAGCTGATGCAACAACAACTGAAGCTGATGTTACGGCTGTTGAGGCAGATTTAAGTGCAGTTGAGAGTGATAGAGCAGCAGTTGAAGCTGGATTATCTGGAAAAACTGTTCAAGTTGTTAATACCCAAACTGGTGCGGTTGCTACTGGTACTACTTCTATTCCAGATGATGATACTATCCCTCAAATTACAGAAGGTGATGAGTATATGACGTTAGCCATAACTCCAACTAATACCAATAACAAACTAAAGATTGATGTAGTGTTTCAAGGTACTATCAATGGTATTGATTATTTATCTGTAGCATTGTTTCAAGATAGTACGGCAGACGCTTTAGCTGCCGTGCAAGGTTTTGAAGGGGCAAATGAAGGCAGGGTGCGTTCATTTACTCACTATATGGCGGCTGGGACAACGTCTTCGACAACTTTTAAAGTCAGGGCTGGTGGGGTTGGGGACACCTTAACCTTTAATGGTAGGGCTGCTGGTAGAAAAATGGGTGGTGTAATGGCATCTTCTATAACTATAACAGAAATTGAGGCTTAAAATGAGTAAAGGAAAAAGAGTAATAGAAGCAATTAAAGCACTGTATCCTTCAATAAAAGGGGGTTTTGCTTATTGGGAAACTGACAAAGATGGTTCAGTTTGGGGTAATGATATTGATGGGTTAAAGTGGGAAAATGAAAGTTTCTCGAAACCAACCTGGTCGCAAATAACATCTAATATGAAGACAGAAACATTGTCTTACAAGGAAGAGGTTGTATCATTAATTAAAGAAGAATGCACAAGACGAATTGATGTAGCTTACCCAGAATGGAAGCAAAGAAATTATATGGCTGCTGTAGCTGAAATCCATAATAAAGAAATTATGGCTATGAAAACTATTCCATTTGTGGCTCAATATACTTTGACAGCAGATGAGTTAGCGACTGTGAAGGCTGCTGATGCTTGTAAAAAAGCGATCACATCATTGAGAATTAAAAGTAACCAACTTGAAACTTCTTTGGATAGTATGACCTTAGAGCAGTTGAAAGCTTTTGACCCAACTGACGATCGAAATTGGAGTTAATTATGTGCACTACTCAACCAGGAATGAGGCAAAATAATACTATTCCGTTAAGTCAAACCCAATCGTTTGGTAATCGTCGGAATAGTTATTTACCAACTCAAAGGAAATGGATTGATGAGGAAATTATTAAGAACCCACGTAGAATCAGAAATGATGAAGCTTTCGCGAATGAAATAGTACCAAAAAAGACATGATAAAGAATATAATATTTTGTATAATCACATTATTACTTCTAACCCATAATTTTGTTTCTAGGTTGATGCCTTATGAATATCAGTATTTATTATGGATGAGCACTATATTGTTATCATTGACTGGTGTTTCGTTTTTACTCTTAACTGAGGTTCCTTATCAGAAATATTTTAGGAAATTTTCATCATTTTTGATTTTTGACATATCAGCTTATGCTTTAGTCGATTTTATCGTTGTAACCTTCGCAAGGGAGTTCGATTTAGCGTTTTTGAAGTATTTGTCCGTCTTTGTGGGTTTAGGTCTCACAGTGGTCTTTATTCGCTCATATATTAAGTTTTTTATCAGAAAAAGTGATGTGTTTGAAAGAAATGCCTCATATTTAGTCTATAAATACCCTAAATCTTTATGGGGAATATTATCATCGATATATACAGCACCTTATGGTCATTGCTTCTTACTTATCGATAGGAAAAAATTCTATTATCATAAAAAAGACGGATTAATTGAGGAATTACTTAGCACAAATCAGATTCAAAAACAGAGTGATAAATTATTTTTCAGGAAAATACCTGATGTAGATGTTGAAGAAGCTAGAAAACTAATTGGCAGAAAATGGACTATTTTCAATAATTGTTTTTCAACTTTTTCGAGGTTCAGATGAGTATAAAAATAATAAAGAACTTTTTATCAAGTGAACAAATAAAGCTGATTGATGAAAAAATCAGTAAAATTAATTGGCAAGATGGGAAGAATACTGCTCATGGTAAGGCTAAATTAGTTAAAGAAAATCAACAGAGTGTTGAACCTACAGCAGAAATGAACCAGATAAATAAGATTATCATGGATCAAATTTCTAATAATAATTATATACAAAGTATTATTATACCAGTCAATGTAATTTATCCGATGTTAAATTCCCATTCTGAAGGGCATTTCTATGGGAAACATATTGACAGACCAATGAGGTATTTGCCAAAATCTCAAAAGTATGTTCGTTGTGATTTATCAATGACAGTTTTTTTGAGCGATCCATCAGAATATGAAGGTGGTGAACTGGTGATTTATGACGGTGATAGTACGAATAAAGTGAAGTTAAATAAGGGTGATTGTGTTTTATATCGTTCTGGTCAGCTGCATGAAGTAGCTAAAGTTACAAAGGGTAACAGGACGTGTGCTGTTACTTGGATGCAATCTGCAATTCGTGATGAAGAGCAGAGAGAAATTATTTTAGATTTATTGAAGTTAGGGAATGCTTTATCGGAGACAAACATTGAGATTCAAAACTTGGTGTCGAAAGTAAGGAATAATTTAACAAGAAAATGGACACAATTTTAAAATTACCAATGTCAGATAACGATTTTCAAAATGCTCAAATACAAAAAGCACTACTTGAGCTAAATAAAGAAGTAGGGAGTATTAACACCTCTATTAAGACTTTAGGTGATGGCTTGAAAGAAAACTCACGTAGGGTTCAAGCTAAAGCTGAAGAAATGCAAGGGAGCATTAATAGGCTCAATGGTGAAGTGGATAATTTAAACATGAAGGTTAAATACTGGAAGTTTGGATTATGCTTCGTATTGGCTTGTGGTAGTATCTTAGCTAGTATAGTTAGCTTTGGTAATGACTTTTTTGTTTTATTAAAAAATATTTTTGGAGAAAAATGAGTTATAAATTTGGAAGAAGATCACATATTAAAAAGATAACTTGCCATAAGGATTTACAGTTGATTCTTGATGAAGCAATTAAGATTGTTGATTTCAGCATATTAGAAGGTGCGAGGTCAAAAGAAACCCAAATGGAATATTTCGCACAAGGTAAATCTAAATTGGATGGTGTGAATAAATTATCTAAGCATCAGGTTTCAGATGAACAACCTTTATCAATGGCTGTAGATATAGCCCCATATCCGATAGATTGGAATGATAAGTTTAGGTTTGCATTCCTAGCAGGGGTAATGAAGGCTGTAGCAGCAAAATTATTAGAGGAAGGTAAAATCACCCATAAGATTAGATGGGGAGGTGACTGGGATTCTGATAATAACTTTAAGGATCAATCATTTTTTGATCTACCACATTTTGAATTAATTAAAATATAATCATGAATAAATTTATTGCAGGTATTATTAATTTCATCGAGGACGACAGAGGGGCTAAAAGTTCTAAAAGAATTTCTGGTTTATTCTTGGTGTTTTCTGGTGGATTTGCTAAATTAGCATTAATTGCTTATGGTGCAAAAATTAAATTATTGGTTAAATTCACACTCTATGATAAAATTGATGCAACAGCGGATGGTTTACTGATAGCTGGTGTAGCACTCTTAACAGGAGCAATGATAGAAAAATTTAGGAAAAAAGATGATAAATAAAATTATAGCAATATTTGGGGCAATTGGAGCTGTAGCTCTATTTTTTTTAGGAAAACAAAGTGAAAAGAATAAAAATGTTAAAAGAGCAGTTAAATCAGTTAAGAAAGCTAAAAAAGTTCAAGATGACATTGATACTATGTCTAGGAATGATAAGCGTAAGCGGATGCGGAACAAATATTCTAGGTCTAGGAAACCCAAATCTTAGTTATTCTGACGTTCTGAAATGCGTTAGACCAACAGATGAAGAAATAGACTTTCTAACGGATCAAACCCATGATGCTATTTTGTTCAACAATGAATTAATTTGCGAAGAATAATGGCGAAAAAAAATAAAGCTAATTTATCACATTTAACAGATGACCATCTGAAACAAGAAACACTCTTGATTCAGAGACAATTGTTGATTGAGAAAGCTAAGACAAAAATGCCAGATTTTTGTCAAATAATGATGCCAGATCCAACTGATCCAGATGATGTTACAAAGACAGAATATCAGCGTACTGGTCATAGTAGTATGCTTTGTGATATTGTTGAAAATATCACAGTAAAAAAGACCAAAAGGGTAGCGATTTCTATCCCTCCACAGCACGGTAAAACAATTCACTTGACACAGTTAGGGTTAGCTCACATATGGGGTCAGAACCCAAAAGCTAGTATAATTGTTGCGACATATAACCAAACCAGGGCAGATGAATTAGGTCATGAATTTAGACAGATGATCAACAATCGTCCAGTCTATCAGCAAGTTTTCCCAAATATTGAGTTCATGAAAGATGCCAAGTCAAAATCTTTCATGCAAAACACAGCAGGTGGTAAAATATTCTTCATTGGTGTTGGTGGGTCTATTACTGGTAGAACAGCCGATTACATCATTATTGATGATCCATATAAAGGTGATGATGACGAATTTACATCATCACATTTGGAAAAAATTTGGAGTTGGTTCTTTAAGGTTGCTTATTCTCGTGCTTCTAACAGAACTTGTATTTGTGTTATCCACACAAGATGGCATGAAGATGATTTGATTGGTAGATTATGTGATCCGACTCACCCAGAAAGAAATAAGCGTTTTGCAGGTATTTCAGACGACTGGGAGTACATGAATATTCCAGGAGTAATAAAGAGTGAGAATTTAGCTAAAGCCCTTGGTTTGACCTTAAAAGTCCAAACAGACCCTAAAATAACTTCACAGTTTGGTCATGAGCCAGTAACTGCACTTTGGCCGAATGAGAAATCTTTAGAATTTTTTGCACAATGGAAAAAAGGTGATCCACGATCTTTTTCGGCATTGGTCATGGGTAGTCCAGCACCAGATGAGGGTGTTTATTTCACCGAAGATATGATTATTGAATATGGTCCAACTGAATTACCGACAAATTTAAGAAAATATGCAGCATCAGATCATGCCGTTAGTTTGAATGAGGAGAGAGATTTAACGGTGATTGGTTGTGTAGGTATTGATGAAAATGATGATATTTGGGTGTTACCAGATCTAGTGATGGATCATATGGAAACTGACCGCACAGTTGAGGAAATATTGACAATTATGAAAACTCATAAACCAATGATGTGGTGGATGGAGTCAGAATTGATTTCAAAATCATTTGGTCCATTTTTGAGAAAAAGAATGATTGAGGAAAGAACTTACACAATGTTAGATCCTGTTATCCCATCTAAGGATAAAAAAACAAGAGCAAGATCCATTCAAGGTAGAATGGCGATGAGAAAGGTTAGATTCCCTAGATTCGCACCATGGTGGGTAGATGCGAAGAATCAATTGTTAAAATTCCCCCATGGTGCTAAAAAAGATTTTGTTGATTTTATGGCACATATTGGTTTAGGATTAGTAAAAGAATTATCTGCACAATCTGATAAGGTAAACAAAAGTAATTTACCAAAAGTTGGAACAGGTGCTTGGGTCATCCATGCTGGCAAGAGCCAAGCTCGTATGGATCGTATTAAAAAACAAACACAAGGTTGGTAAATTATGGAAAATTTTGAAAATAATATGGAACAGTCAAATGATATGGGTGAAAAAACCGAACAGCAATCTGGTGTTAAGAGAGATGAGCCCAATCCTGAAAATTCAGTAAAGCAATTTATTAATCAATGGCAGTCTAGGATTCGTGCAGCTAAAAAACATTTTGAAAAAGATTTCAAAAGGATGCGTGATGATATGATGATAGCCAGACAAGGTGCTGAAGATGAATGGTTAGATAATGATAATTATACTGTACCGATCATTAATCGTTACTTAAATCAATCCGTGGCTTCTCTTTATGCAAAAAATCCAACAGCAAGTGCTGAAAAGAGAAAAACTTTAGATTTCTTAATATGGGATGGTAAACAGGAAACAGCTATGGCTGCAATGCAGCAGGTGCAGGTTCTTCAACAACAATTAGCTGTTGTTGGTCCTCAAGCCCAAATGGGTAATCCTCAAGCAATTATGCAAGCTCAACAGCTTAACCAACAGTTGCAGCAACCAATGGCTCTATTACAAGATATTGAGCAAGGTCGTCAGAAAAAACAAATGATCGACAAAATTGGTCGTACCATGGAAATTTGTTTCGATTATTATGCAAATGAGCAAAAACCAAGGTTAAAACCTTCAATGAAATCATTGGTGCGTAGAGCTAAAACTTGTGGTGTTTCTTATCTTATGTTAGGTTTCCAAAGACAATATGCAGCTTTAAACCCAGATGACACAGCTAAACTTGAAGATGCACGTAATAAAATGGGTGAACTTCAAAGAAGGATGCAGGATTTTGTTGATGATGAGATTGGATCTAATGAAGAGTATGAATTACATGAGTTAGAAACTTTGATTGCTGATTTAGAATCAGAACAAAATAAACTTTTGAGAGAAGGACCATTATTCATGTTTCCAAGATCGACCGAAGTAATTGTTGATCCAAGATGTCGTCAATTATCTGGTTTTGTTGGTGCAGGATGGATTGCTCGTGAATTTCATAAAAGTGCACAAGAAATTCAGAAAATTTATAATGTTGACATTAAAACAGGTTTTACACCTTACAAAGACAATGGTGCTTCTAAATTAGCTGAATACCATAGAGCAGCTGATTCTGATGGAAGTGGTAAAAGAGAAGGTGATAAAGAAGAAGGTCTAGTTTGTGTATGGGAAGTTTACAATAAAGACTTAGGTCAAACTTTCACTATTGCAGATGGTTACAATGGTTTCTTAAAACCATGTGCTGAACCAGATTATTGGATGGAAGGTTTCTGGCCAATTTTTGCTATAACATTTAATGCTTCTGAAAGTGAAGAACATTTATATCCACTTTCTGATGTTCACCAATTGAAACATGTTCAAAATGAATATAACAGAAGTAGAGAATATCGTAGATTACATCGTGAAGCTAATAAACCTAAGTACATGGTTGTAAAGGGTATGTTGGATGATGAAGATGTAGCTAAATTAGAAAATCCACCACCACATGCTTTAATCGAATTAAATGGGTTAGCGGCAGGTCAAGGTGTAGAAAACTTACTTCAACCATTTAAACCTATTCCAATTGATCCAGCATTATATGAAACAAATTCTGAAATGGAAGATGTTCTAAGAACTGTTGGTGCTCAAGAAGCTAATCTAGGTGGAATGTCAGGTGGAACAGCTACTGAATCGTCAATAGCTGAAGGTGGTCGCCAAACTTCTCTAAACTCAAATGTTGATGATTTAGATGAATTTTTATATGATGTTGTCACAGCTACTGGTCAATTGATGTTAATGGAGCTTTCTAAAGAAACTGTAATGGAAATTGCTGGTGATGGTGCGGTATGGCCAGAAATGAACCGTGAACAGGTGGCAAAACAAACTTTACTTAAAGTTAGAGCAGGTTCTTCTGGTCGTCCAAATAAAGCTATGGAATTGGCTAATATGGAAAGAGGAATGCCATATATTCTACAATTACCAGGTATGAACCCAACTCCAATAGCTAAGAGATATTTAGATCTTTTAGAGATTGATTTAGAGGAAGCTATCATTGAAGGTATGCCGTCAATAACAGCTTTAAACTCTCAAATGGGTAGTATGGGTAATACTCAAGGTACTGGTGGACCAAATGACCCAAATCAACAGGGTGATAAAGGTGCTGATAATGCAGAGAAGCCTGATCAAAATGAACCTGGTCCACAACCTGGATTTCCACAACCTCAATAATTAAATTATGAATATTTTTAGCAAAATAAACAGGGTTCTTGATAAGATTATACCAGATTGGTTTATGAACTTTTTAAGGAAATATCCTTTTTTACCCTTGCAAATAGTTTTATTTCTATTTTTTATAAAATTATGCTTGACAATTTTGTCGAGCTTTGACATAGTTTACGTATAGTAAAAAACTTTTATTAACTCAAAGGCTGTATTTATGAATATTAAAGATCAGGTTTCGCCAACCGATAACGAAATTATTGACAAGCAAACACCAGAGGATTCGTCATCTTTGGAAAATCAAGACGTAAAAGACACTGAGGATTCGTCATCTTTGGGAGAGTCAGATTCTAATGAATCTACATTCGATGTAATTAAAAAAGCTGTCGAATTAGATGCAGAAGAAAATGATGATAGTTCAGAAGAGGAAGAAAAGCCTGAAGAAAATGAAGAGGATTCAGCCGATAAAAAGGATGAAGAATCTGAATTAGGGGATGACTCTACTGGAGATGAAGAGAAACCATTGACCGATAAAGAGTTAAGATCGAAAGAGAAAACTCGGAGTCGATTTGAGCAACTTCAAACTAAGTACCGTGAAACGAGAGAATCATTGGAAAAGTACGAACAAAAAGCTCAAAGTTTTGATAAGTTTAATACGTTCTTGGAGACTAATAGTATTTCTAAGGATGAGGCAAACAAACTGTTTGATATTGGTGCATTAATGAAGAAGGACCCTCAACAGGCCCTTGCTGCAATGACACCTTATTACAATCAGTTGTTACAATTAACTGGTAATGTTATGCCAAATGAATTGAAACAACAGGTTGATCAAGGATATATTACAGAGCAAGCTGCTCTCGATTTATCCAGACAGAAAGCTCAAAATGAACATTACCGTAATAGGGAAATTCAGCAAGAGCAAAAACGTCAAGAAGATTCTCAACGTCAACAGCAAGAATTAAACTTTAACATTCAATCTGGCCTAGCTAGTTTAGAAAAAAACTGGCAACAATCCGATCCTGACTACAAATTGAAAAGCACTCGCATCCAAGAACGTGTTAAGTTGATGTGGTATGATGCTAGTCAGAAAGGACAAATGCCAAGATCAGTTGATGAGGCGATTAGGATGGCTGAAACAGCCAAAAGAGATGTCGAAAGGGAACTTAGACAATTTCAACCTAGGAAACCAATCAATCCTGTGGAAGGCGGCGGTTCAAATACTGCTAGACCAGAACCTAAAACAACTTTAGACGTGATTAGACAAACTGTGGGTGGTTAAATTTTTTTATTAACCAAAATATGAATGAATCATGTCTTTTACAGTACAAGAATTAGAGAACATTGCAAATAATGTTCTTAATCATCACATGGATAGAGGTAAAATATTATCTCAATCTATTCAAGATAAACCTCTTCTTAAAGTTTTTGAAGAGAAAACTAAGTATTTCCCAGCAGGTAAAGACTCTATTACTGGTAACGTTAAGGGTGAATACACTACTACAATCGAAGGTTTTAGTGGTGATGACACCGTTAGTTATGGTAATCCAGCCAATACTAAACAATACAATTACCCATATAAAGAAATTCACGCTGGTATTAAATTCACTATGAGTGAATTGAAAAAAGCTGGAATTTCAGTTACTGAAACTTCTAACGGTAGAGCTACTTCTAAACATAGCGACCGTGACTACGAAGTTCTTGGTGATTTGTTGGATGATAAAATCGAGGATATGCTTGAAGGTAGATCACGAGGTATGAACAATATGTTCTGGCGTGATGGTTCTCAAGATAATGAATTAGTACCTGGTATTAGATCATTTATTTTGAATGACCCAACTTCAGCTACTATTGTCGGTGGTATTGATCAATCTACTAACACTTGGTGGAGAAACAGAGCCTCATTGCTTTTATCTACGTCTACTCCTTCTGACAAAACTATCATCAAAACTATTCAAAGTGAGATGAGACAGTTGAGAAGATACTCAATGGGTTCACCTAAACACATGTTCTTTGCTGGTTCTGATTTCTTGGATGCCCTTGAAGCAGAATTATATGCAAGTGGTACTGTTACTCAAACTGGTTGGGCTGACAAAGGAACTATTGATATTAGCATGGATGACACCAAGTTCAAAAATGTTACTTTCAAATATGATCCAACGTTAGACGATGAAGGCTTATCTAAATATCTATATATCTTAGATATGAAGGTTATTTGCCCTCTATACATGCAAAATGAGAAGGCTAAACGTCACTCACCTGCACGTCCAGCTGACAAATACGTAGTTTATCGTGCCATTACTGACACTTTAGGACTTGTTTGTAAGCAACGTAACACAAGTGGTGTATACTCCATCAACTAATTTTTATTAACATTAAATAGATTGAATCATGTTTAAAATATCTCAAACTACTCTTGGTTCAGCTGTAGCAACTAGCGGTACGATTACTTTATCGTACCCAGCTAACACTTCAGCTGGCTCATTCGCAGCTTATGGACACAAATTATGGGTCGATAAATTGCAAAAACTTTTAAGTTCACCTAGTGATTTCACAGTTTCTTTTGGAGCTTCTGACATCACAGTTACTTATTTGGGTTCTACAACCATTCCAGCAGATGCTAGAGTGAATGCTCAATTAAATATTGAAGGTGCTAATGACGGAGAAATCGAAACTGATCTTGAAGAAAGTGAAGTTAAGCATTCTGCTCTTGGCAACCTTATCAATGTTAATTTGGGTTCACCTGATGTAGCTGATGCGAACGGTATTGTTGAATCTCAAGATTTAACTTCTGCTGGTGTATTCTCTGTTAATACTACTGCCGCTGCTGCAATTGCCGCTGCTGCTTTAGCTGGAACATTGGATGTACCTAGAAACATCGTTGCAGCTTGGACAACTTCAGCTACCCTTACCATTACTGGTACTGATGAATATGGAAATACTATTGTTGAAAGTTCTTCAGCTGGTACTTCTTTCACAGGTAAGAAAGCGTTCAAAACTGTAACTAATGTTGCAACTGATACTAATATCACAGGTTTAACTGTTGGTACTGGTGATGTTTTAGGTTTACCACTTTTTGTTAATAATGCCTCTAAAGTTCTTCAAGAACTTAAAGATGGTGCTATCTTAGCAAGAAAACCTGGTAAAGTTTACATCATGGATCATCATCTTGAAGCTGCTGTTGATGCTGGAACTGCTTTAGAGCTTAATAGCCCTGTAGCTGGTAACATTAGCAAACTTTCAGTAGTAACTAGAGGAACTATAACAACTGGTGGTGCTGTTACTGTCGAAGTAGCAACTACAGCAGTTGATGGGTTATCTGTAGTGGTTGCCGATGGTGCTGCTGCTGGTGATCTTGATACTGATACACCAACAGCTGGTCATGCTTCAACTGCTGTAGCAGTTGGTGATAGAATTGAGATTATTCCAGCAGCAGGCTTCAATGCTTCTGCTGATTTATTCTACATTCTTGAAATTGATGTAACTCCAGCTGGTCAATTAGATGGTACTTTCGTTGCAGGTGTTTCATCTGCTGCTACTGCTACTACTGGTGATGTTAGAGGTACTTATGACCCATCTGCTGCTTGCGATGGTTCTGATGCCTATAACTTGCTAATTGCGACTGAAGAACCTAAATATTTAGGTGTTGCACAATTCGCAGGATAGTTTTAAAATAAAAAGTGTAGTGTTCGCCGCACTACACTTTTTATGAACTTTATTAACTCAAAAAATTAAGGCTATGCATTATTACAAAACAAAAATAAGATTATCAGGAAGCGTAAACAATGAAATTTGGAAAGTTGTTTCTGCACCTGAATTATTACTTTTACAATTCATTCACGGTCAAGATGCTGTAACTGATGTAAAAGAAATAAAAAATGAGAGAATTGATCTATATGCTGAAAAAAATAGATTAAAAGATCTCTATAATAAATCTCTTTTAAAAAGAGAACAAACTGTAGATAATATATTTGGTGCTTTAGCTGGCTTACCAGAAAGATTACCAGAGGAACATTTGAGAAAGTTTAGTATCAGACATGAACCTCTAGCAATTTTTGACAAAAATAGAGTAGCTAAAGTTGGACAAGATTTAAAAGATCAAGAGCAACTTGACAATCTCAATGGAGTAAAATCTAGTGATGAAGTTAATTTAGCTGATCTTATGGAATAAAAATTTAATAACTGTTAATTATGGCTCGTAACACTCAATTATTATCTTTAATTGCTCAATTACGAGCCGAAACAGGTAGATCACAAGAAGTTGCTGTTGGGATTGATGAAGTAGAAAACCTAAAGGTTGTACTTCAAAGAGTTCAAGAGCAACTTTATGATGATTATGAATGGCCTCATTTGAGGGTTCAAAAAACAGTCAGTTTAGCCGCAGGTCAAAGATATTATGATTTACCTAGTGGGTTAAATTTTGATAGAATTGAAGATATAAAACTTAAATATAATGGTGTGTATCAAGACCTAGAAAGAGGTATTGATTTTGATGATTACACATCTTATGACTCCAACGCTACAACCCCAGACAGATCAAATCCAGCCCAGAAGTGGGATATTAGAGAAACAGGTTCTAGTGAACAAATTGAGATCTGGCCTATTCCATCTGATAATTCACAAACTTTGTATTTTTTCGGTACAAAATCTCTAGGAAATTTAATTCAAGAATCAGACACCGCAGACTTAGATGATCGTTTGATCGTTCTTTTTGCTGCATCTGAAATTCTAGCACGTCAAAAATCAGCTGATGCAAAACAAAAGTTACAATTAGCTCAACAAAGATTTATGACTCTTAGGAAAAATAGTGTGAATAAAAGAAGAACAATCCAAATTGGTTTAGGTGCTTTTGCGAAGAGAAATAATCTTCGTGGTAAAAATTTAATTGTTGTTAGCTAATGGCCTATATTCAAATTGAAGATATTAGAAAAGGAATGGATCGAAGCAGAGCTTCGAGAGTAGCTTCTGATCAAGGTTCAGCGTGGACAATTAAAAATGCTCATTTGACTCGTGGTGGTGATATTGAGAGAAGAAAATCTTTTGTTAAACAAGGTGATGATTTTCCAGCAACTACAAAAGGTCTTTTTGGGATAAATGAAACACTTTATACCGTTGGTTATGATGCTTCTGAAGCAGGTAATGTGCCAGCAGGTGTAACTCATATTTTAACACAACATCCTACCCCAGCAACAGCTTTGACTAAGGTTTTAGATGCTGAAGCGTTTGATGGAACATTATATTCAATTTCTGAATTTTCTGATGGTAATATTTATCATTTCTATGGTACTTCAAGGGTAACTGATTGGGATACATTATCTGCCTCAATTGGGTCAAATAATGCTATTGCATCAGCTCTTGAAGCTGCTATTGATAGTTCAGCAGTTGTTAATGCTTCTGTTTCAACTAATGTAGTTACAATAACAGCAGCAACTGCTGGAACAGGTTTCACAATTAGTAGTGAGGCTGTTAATAATGGATCTGTAAATGACCAATTTTTAATATCTGTAGAAACTCAAGCAAATGTTGAAGGTGTAACTGAAGTTGTTGCATCAGCTGATATTGAGGTTACTGGTGGTACTTCTTCACCTGGTGTTAATAAAATTACTTCAATTACTATTGATGGTGTTGAGGTTTTAAGTACAGCAGTTGATTGGACAACATCAAATTCTAATACTGCTTCTTTAATTAAGACCCAGTTAGATGCTTACACTTCATCACCAGAATATGATGTTTCAACATCTGGTCCGACAGTAACAATTTCTGCAAAAGCAGGTACTGGTGCTTCTACAAATGGATTTGTGGTCACTACAACTGTTGCTGGTGATATGACTGTGACCGCTGATTCAACTTTATCAGGTGGTGTAACTGCTGTAACTGCTGTTGCTCAAATTGTTGAGGTTACTGTTGGTGGTACTTTTGAAGAAGCTGATCAATTTACTGTTACAATAAATTCCACAGAAATTTATACTGTAACTGGTGCTGCTTCTGGTACTGGAACTACTGTTCAGACTTTCAAAAAGAAGATTTATACCGTTGCATCATCAAACTTATATTTTTCAGCTTTAAATGCACCTACCCAATGGATTGCAGGTGTTGATCCTGGATTCATCAACATGGCATCAGAAACTGCTGGCGAGGAGACTTTGACAGCTACAGCTGAATATCAGGGTTTGATGGCAATTTTTTCTAAAAACCAAATAAGAATTTGGTCAATTTCAGAAGATTCAGATATTAATGTTTATCTACAAACTGTTCAAAATACAGGTACTGTAGCCCCAGAATCAGTTATTGCTTATGGGAATAATGACGTGTTTTATTTGGCAAATACTGGTATTAGATCAATAAAAGCTAGGGATAGTTCAAATGCTGCATATGTGTCAGATGTTGGTACTAATATTGATACTCATGTTAGAGCATATTTAGATACCTTGACTGAAGCACAAATTGCAGCAGCAACAGCAGTAATTGAACCTCTTGACGGTCGTTACTGGCTTGCTGTTGGTACTAGAGTTTATGTATTTTCATACTTCCCATCTAAGAAGATTTCAGCTTGGTCATATTATGATCTTGACATCACAATCACTCACTTTGCTAGATTAGGTAATAGAATTTATTGTCGTGCAACTGATGCAAGTGGTGATGATGGGTTATATTTATATGGTGGAACAAATAATGATACTTATCCAGCAGATGATGAAGATACTGTTGAGATTCAGTTACCTTATATTAGTGCAAAAGATCCAGCAGCTAAAAAAGATTTGATTGGGTTTGATGTCATGGGAACAAATAATTGGAAGGTTGAAACCTTACCAGATCCTAATGATGATACTGTAAAAGTAAATCACGGTATTGCATCTAAAATTACTTATGGTAAACCTAGATATGGATTAACTGGTGTAGATCAGTTATTCGGTATCAACTTAACTTGCCGCACGGCAGGTTCGGCTACGTTGTCAGCACTCGCCCTGCATTATAATAATAAATCGGACAGCGGATAATATGTGTGGAGTAAAGGATGGAGTAGTTGATCCAGTAACGAATGAATTTATTTCAAAGGATGAACTAGCCAAAAGAAACGAACAAAGAGAAGCTAGAAAGAAATCTAACATATCACAAGGACAAGGTGTGATTGATCAACAGTTTTCTACGTTTAATGATCAGTTCTATAATCAATATAAGCAAGATTATCAAGATACTTATAACCCACAATTGCTTGATCAATATAATGACACCAACGTTAATTTAAGAAAATCTCTAGGTGAAAATAATCTCTATAATAGTAACTTCGCAATTGATCAATTAAATAGCTTGAAAGGTATTTATGATACTGAAAAGGCAAGGGTTGATGGTGTGAATGGTGAACTTGGTGAATTAGCTAATTCATATAAAACAACAATAGATGGTGAAAAAAATAATCTTTATGATTATAATAAAAATACTCAAACAATATTTGACCCAATTGATATTACTGGTAAAGTATCTAGTAAAGCTAATGAGTTCAAAAATTATAAGTTTGATACACCATTAGCTGATACTTTTGGTAATTTTTATACTGATGCCACAAGTAAGATTAAAGGTTACGCACCTACAGCAGGTGTACAAAATTATAGTTCTATTACATCTAGTGGTGGAACTGGTAATAGGGTTATTAATTAAAATTTTATAATATTATGTGTAGTTCAAGTCCTCCAAGAGATAATTCAGCTGAAATAGCAAGACAACAAGAAGCCGAAAGACAGGCTCGCATTGTTGAAGGTCAGAAAAAAATTGATGAGCAATTTGTTGGTTTTAATGATGATTTTTATAATGATTATCAGACAAAATATAATGATTTCTATTACCCACAAGTTGATGATCAATATACTGATGCTCGTAAGAGATTAACACTTGATTTAGCTAGAACAGGTAATCTTACTTCTTCTTCTGGTGCTAATAAAATGGGTGATCTTCAAGAATATTATAATGATCAAAGAACTGGTATTACTAATCAAGGTTTAAACTCATTGAATGAAATTAGAGCAAATATTGATAGTACCAAGACTCAATTATATAATGATAATAGATCAGCCGCTGATCCAGGAAGTGCAGCAGCAGCCGCAGCTTCAGCAGCTAGTAATTTACAACCAGGTATACCAGACAGCCCATTAGCGAATGTATTTAGTGCATTCTTCCAAAATGCAGGTGGTGCGGCTTCAGGTTATAATGCTGGAACAAGTCAAAGATCTACTAATACTGGTGTACAAAATTATAACGGTAGTAGTGGTAATAGTACTAGAATAGTTAATTAATTATGGTCAAATATATCATTAGAAAACCAAATGAGGAAGATGTGAAATACTTCGATAAACATGCCAGACAGGCTGATAAAGATGAGGTATTTCTATTTTCTGGAAAAACTATTGGTGAAACTTTAGAAGATATACCAGGTATTACCCAAAACTCCCATGTTTGGGAAGTTGAAGGTAAGCCAGTATCAATTTTTGGTGTATCTTCATGGGAAGATAATGATGTAATATGGCTTTTAGCTACTGATGATTTTGAAGAATATAAAGGTACTTTTCGTACTGATTGTAAGAAAGTATTTGAGGAGTTGATTAAAGATTACAACTACCTTTATAATTATGTCCATGCTAAACATAAGAAAGCCATTAGATGGTTGAAATGGTTAGGGGCAGATATATTAGAACCACAACCAATAGGTTTAGGTGGTGCATTATTTTGCAAATTTGAATTTAAAAATTAATTATGTGTGATCCAGTAACAGCGGCAGTAGTAATAGGGGTAGGAATGGCAGCATCAGGTGCGGCAGCTTACAAACAAACTCGCAATAACAACAAAAACATGAAGCGTGCTCAAAATGCTAAAAACGCTGCTTTTAAAGCTAACATGGATCGCCAAAGTGGTTATGCTGATGAAGCTGGAAAAGCTTTTGATACATCAGTTGAAGATAGAGGAGCGGATAGCTTCCAAGCTGGTCTTGAGGATGCTAGTACAAAAAGATTACAAGCATTTGATGACGGTAGATTAGAAGCACCAACAGATTATTCTTTCGGTTCTACACCTAAAAATGTTATCTTAGCTCAAGATAAAGCATTTGGGGAAGCTGAAGATAAGAGTGTTAGAAATAATACTGGATTAGCTGAATTAAGTGCTTTTGATGACACTTTCTTTAATAAAGGTTTAGGAAGAAATGAATATGCTAGAAATTTTGGTAATTTATCAGATAAAGCCCAAAGAGATGCTGGTTTATTAGGATTAGATATGAATAGTGCAGCATTTAATTCACAAAAAAATCTAAGTCCATTCTGGTCAATACTCGGTGGAGCTGGTAACATGGCCTCAATGGGTGGCGGTGCTGCTCTTGGTGCTAGTGGGGGCGGTGGAGCTGCCGCTGGCGGAGGTGCGGCAGCAGCATCTGATCGTAGTCTAAAACAAGATATTGTTAAAGTTGGTGAATCACCTTCTGGTATAAATATCTATGAATTTAGGTATAAGAAAAATCCTAAACATAAGTTTAGAGGAGTTATCGCACAGGAACTTGAAAAAGAAAATCCTGAAGCTATTATTAAAGATGAGGATGGTTTACTATCTGTAGATTACAGTCTCATTGATGTTAATTTTGAACAAATATAATTATGTCAAGACAATATTACGATCCATGGGCCAAAGTAGCACAATCAGCAACAAATGCTTACGGACAATATTTGAGCAGTAGACCAAATGTAGCTCAACAAGAAGCTAGAGGAGCGATGGCTGATAAATACAGAACAGAAGCTGCTCTTAATCAATCCCAATTGGATGCACCTGAAAATCTGAAGAATATATTTTCGCAAATATTTTCACCTCAACAAGAAGCTCCTTCTCCTAATTTTGTTGGACCAATGGATCAATATGAAGGTGGAAAACCACCAGCTGATGTCGTTCAACAACGTTATCAAGAGAACTTACCTGATTTATTCAGTAATGCGATGCGTTTTGCTGGAAATAAACCAGGTGGTTTAGGTGATATTTTCCAAGCATTTGCTGCTAATGCTGGTGCTTCACCAGAGCAATTAACTAGAGCCCAAATGGGTGCTGGTATGAATTATGCTAATACAAAAGAAGGTTTTGATTCTAATCAGAATAAAGATTTCACTTTATCACCTGGATCAATTAGATATGATTCAGCAGGTAAACCAATTGTTTCAGCACCATTTAAACCAGGTGGGTCAGGCCCATCTTTCAGAGTTTTACCTGATGGAACTGTGGAATATGGTCAAGAAGGATTGGGTGGTCCAGGTCTAACCAAACCAGTTGTGGGTGATCTTCAGAGAAAAGATATTGAGATGGAAACTTATCAATTATTTTCAAAAGAATATGAAGATGCACTTTTAAAGAGCCCAGGTGGAACAGGTACTAGAGGTAATTTAGCTAGAATTTCTGACTCATTATTGGGTCAAGTTCAGCAATTTTCACCAGACAGCGAGATAGCAGGTAAACTTGATTCAATAAAGAATAATTTAGCAGGTCAATTTACTGACCCAGAAACAGGTGAAATTGTGAACCAAGATCTATATAATGCTTCAACAATTGCTGAAGTTTTACCTTATATGGCAGCTGGTGCGATTACTGGTCAATCTGGTCGTGGATTATCTGATACTGATTATAAAATTGTTCAAAGAGCAGTTGGTTCACCTAATGACTGGATGGCTACACCTGATAAGCTTTTGGCAAGAAAAAGACAGCTTGATAAATTAGTTGTTCAATTAAGGCAAAATTATCAAGGTCGATTAGATAATTCTGATAGGTCATTTACACCAGAAAATCCTCAACAAGTAGCACCACCTAAACCTGGTGAAATTGTTGATGGTTATAGATTTATTGGTGGTGATGCCTCTGATCAAAATTCATGGGAGGCAGTACAATGAAACCTTG